CAGGTCTCTGCCTCGAGCATCGCCTTGAGCGTCTCGGCGTCGATCCCGGTGCAGTTCGCGTAGATCTTGACGATCTGGTCGCGGACCATGTCCAGCCGATCCGCCGCGGCGCGCAGCTCGGCGGCGTCACCCATGGCGACGTCCCACGGATTGTGGATCATGATCAGCGAGTTGTCGGCCGCGACGCGCTCGTCGCCGACCATCAGGATGACACTCGCCATGCTGGCGGCAAGGCCGTCGACATACGTCGTGACCTTCCGGCCCTGCGCCTTCACGCGCGCCAGCGCGTTCAGGATGGCGAGGCCCTCCATGACATAGCCGCCGCCCGAATTGATCCGCACGTCGAGGTCGCCCTCGCTCTGCGCGATCAGGTTGACGACGGTGGCGGCGTCGAGACCATCCCAGCTGTCGCCGATGATCCCGTAAAGCAGGATGTCCGTCATTTCGTGCCTTTCGGAGTGGAGTCCCGCGCGGGGCTGGTCTGGACGGCGTTGCCGACCTGGGTGACCTTGCGGGGGTCGCAGTCGAGGACGAGCCCGAGCCGGTCGAGGCGCGCCAGATCCTCGGCAAATTCGTCGAAGAACTCGTCGGGATCCTGGCCGCGCTCGCGCACGACCTGGGACGGTGTCTTTTGGCCGGCCCGAACGGCGTCGCGATCGGCGGGAACCTCGGTTGCGGGATCGAGCAGAGGAAACGGCGGCGGCGTGTGGAGTGTCGTGCAGTCGGTCACATCGGCGTTGACCATTTCCAACGCATCAAGCGTCCATTGGCCGATCCGGTCGCATAGCTGCGGGATCAGCATGTCCCACTGCCAAACCTCGACGTTGCCGCGGTGCTGCATGCGGCCCAGGCGACCCGAGATGAACGAGACGCCCGACAGGTCACCCGTCATGGTCTCGTAGGGGATGCCGAGGCCCGCCGAGATCGCATGCTGCGAGATATCGCTATAGTCGGCATAGCCTTCGACCGAAGGCGGCTCAGCGAATTTGACGTCGGCACCTGGCGGCAGGTCTTCGATGATCCCCGGTTCGAGCTGCTCGAGCAGCGGGTCCGGATCGATCGGGTTTCCGTTCGAATCTGTGTCAGGGTCGACCGGCGCGTCTGGGCTACCGATACGGAACGCCGTGTAGCAGGCCGACAGCTTCTGCTTGATAAGCTGCGCTTCCTCGTAGTCGCCGAAATCCTTCATGCGAAGGATCACCGGCGCGAACCACGTCACACCGTGCGGCTGCTCGGGGAAGTCGACCCGATAGACGTAAGCGATATCCTCGGCTGGGATCAGCTTGCTCTGTAGCGCCGTCAGGTTCTGCGCGCCTGGGTGCGCTGAAAATAGCCAGTAGCCAGTCGGCACGCCGATCGGACTGTACTGCACGCCGTGGATCGCGAAACCGTCCGTTCCGGCGATCACGCCGTGCTTGTGGGTGTCGATATAGTCCGGCTCGAGCACCTGCAGCTGAAACGGGAGCGGCAGGCCATCCTTCGCCTTGCGCCACCGGCGCCGCACGATCGCGGCGCCGCTCGTGACGATGGTACGCGCGACCAGATGCTCGATCGCGGCCAGATTCAACTTGCCGCCTGGGTCGAGCGTCGCGCGGCCGAGATGCTTGTTCGCGAGCGCGGTCAGCGCCTTGTCGCGCTTGCCGCCGCGCTGGACCTGCAGCGTGATGCCGGCGCCGACCATATCGGTCGCGAGGTTGCGGACAGCGCTTTCCGCGAACGGATTGTTGCGCACCAAGTCGCGCGCGATGGCGCGCAGCACCGCGAGAACGCGCGGGGTCAGCTCGGCGACCGGGCTGGTCGGCTTGCGGCGCCATTCTGTCGTCCGACGGCCAAGCGCCGCCGCGTCGTACTCGGCGCGCGGACCGCGCTGGCGCGAGTGCTGCAGCCGTGTCTGCTCTCGCTTCACCTGCGTGATGGCTGCCGAAAGCGCGGCGACTGCGCCGCTGTTAGAGGCCACGGCGGAACGATCCGAAACGCTTGCGCGTCAAACCCGAGGCGGCGCGCGTCGCCATGGCAAGCTGTGTCTCGACCACGGTGATCGCCGCAGCGATCTTGTCGGGGTCGTGATAGGTGACCTTGCGACCGTCGGCGAACTGGACCTGTTGCGGCCCGGTCGCCACCTTCACATAGGCCGCGCGCAGCGCGTCGACGTCGCTCTGTTGCCAGGCCATCAGCGGTTTCCTTTCAGGAACGAGCCTCGGGCTCTCCCTGTGAGCGAGTTGACGCGGCGCGACTTTGCCGCCTGGGCGGCGACCTGCGCCGGCGGCTGCATTGGCGCCGCTTCGGGGCGGCGTGGCGCGGGGCGGCTGCGGCGCGCAAATTCCCCGCTTCGCCGCTTCCATTGCAATTCGGTCCAGATGTCGGCGCCGAGCGCGACAGCGACGGCTCGGGCATAGACGGCGTTATCGAGCGCCTCGTTTCGATCGCGGGTCTTGACCCACTCGCGGCGACTTCGACCGCTCCGCAGCTTCTTCGTGCGCAGTTCCTCGGCGCACAGCTGCTTGATCCATTCATCCGTCGTGCCGTCGGGCAGATAGACGTAGCCAGCCGGGTATTCCTCGCCATCGGCAGGCTTTTCGAGGTGCAGTTGCCCGTAGAGTTCGAGCTTGAGCAGCGACGTCCCGACTTGCCAAAGCCGCACGCCGCGCCGCAGCTTCACGCCGTTTATGGTCGCCTCGACCCATGTCGGACCCGATATCACCTGCGATGCCGCGAGGCTGTCCCGACCCTTCACCGCCATGACGAGACCGGGGTTTCGGCGCGCCCATGCGTAGACGTGGAGCGTGTTATTGCCGTCACCGGAGTCGACCGCGACGCGTTCAAGTCGCAGCGAGCGCCCGTCCTCGGTCACCCACTGCCGCGCGATTTCCTTGTCGAGCTTGTCCCAGGTGCGGCGATCGGCCGCGGCGCCGTCAACCTCGATGTGCTCGACCAGCGCGCGCCGGCGCTCAGGTCCGAATGCCCAGATGTCCAGCTCGAGGCGCGGCGAGCCGCCACTCTGCACGTCGACAGATCCGACCAGCAGCCCCGTCCATGGCGGCGGTGTGCCGAGCTTCAGGTCCTTCTCTCGGCGATCGTACAGGCGCTTCCATTCCGGCGCCTCGCCCGTCTCTTCCCATGCCTCGCCAAGGAACTGATTGACGAAGGTCTTGAGCAGGTTGGGGTCCTTGTACACCTCCAAGAACTCCCGGGCTATGACGAGCCACGCCGCGCCCGGTTGCTGGCTATAGGCCGCCCAGATGTGAAAGGATCGATGGCGCGGGCCGGCCTCGGGATTGTGCGCCCGGAACTCGCCCTGCTCGTCCATCCATGCCTTGTGCGATTCCTCGATGTCGCAGCCGTCGACGCAGCGGTACCATGCGCGCGTCGGGTTCTTCTTCGGTGCCCAGCGGACGCCCGGGCCGGTGCCGTCGCCGAACACCAGGATTTGCATGGTGCCGCAGTGGGGGCACGGAACGTAACGAAACTCCTGCGTGCCGAGCTCGAACAACGCGTCGATCCGGCTTGCGCCCTTGATCTTCGGCGTCGAGCCGGCGGCGGTGAAGCGCCGCGGCGACGATGCGTTTCGGCGCATCGCCAGGCGCGCCGGATCGCCTTCCTCGCGCGCCGAGGGCGGATAGCCATCCGGTTCCTCAAGGATGACGTCGTCAGCCGAGACGCGCCGAAATTCCTTTGGGCTGTTTGCGCCCTTAATCTGGATCCAACCGCCTCTGTACCGCTTCGCCCGGATCTGGTTGTCACGGTGCCGCGGCTTGAACGCCGCGACCTTGCGCACGCACGGCCATTGCAGAACCGGCTCGAGATCGTCCTTGCTGTAGTTCTCGGCGTCGTCGATCGTCGGCTGGTAGATGATCGAGCGCGCGGCATCGCGCGCGATCCGGTATCCTAGAAAGCTCTGGACAATCGTCGAATAGCCTACGCGGCTGCCTTTGCGGACGGTGACCTGCTCGGTCTCGTAATCCGTGAAGGCGTCGGCGATGTCGCATTGGAACGGGTACGGCTGGAGCTTCGTCCCATCCTCAAGCCGACCTTCCTCCGTCATAAACTGCGACAGCGGAATCCGCTCGACCGGCATGAACGACGCGAGCCATTCACGAGCATCAGCGGCAACGTCGGCGCCGCGAACCGAAAGAACGGGCTTAGGCTTTGCCGGTGTCGTCTTCTTCGTCGGCGGGCGCTTCTTCGTCATCGGCGCTCCCGCCCATCGCCTCTTCGACGCGCGTCATGCTCAGGTCCCGCAGCGCATCGACAACCGCATGCTCAATCTTCTTGCGAAGCGCTGCGTCGCCCTGTGCGACCGCGGCCGGAACCTGCATCAACCGCGACACCGCAATCTTGATCAGACCGACAACGGCGCCTGCCATGTCCGATCGGGACGCGAGATCGCCGCGACGCTCGGCGTTATCCATCGCCAGCCCGTCGGCGCGCTCCTTCGCTTCGCGCGCGCGCTCGGATTGAAGGTCGAGGGCGCCGCTGTCGTCGGCTTCCTCGTATTTCCGGACGCGATAGGCGACGAACGCCTCGACATACTCTTCGGCGGTCTGGCCTGGTCTCGGCAGGTCGCCTGCCTGCATTCGGTCGCGGACCCAACTGTCCGACATGCCCACGAGCCAAGCGACGTCGGCGCGCGTCAGCGTGATCTGGTCAAGTTCCATGTCGATCGCGCCTCGAAACGATAAATGCCGGCCGAAAACCGCAGAAACGGCGGAAATCCGCGCCGAAATCGATCAAGGCGGCGGCACCTATGGCAATCCTATGCCTAGACGGAAGATGCGCCTTTGGCTCCCGCATAGGGCCCCTGTCGCGGAAGGACCCGAAGGGGTGGGGTAGGGGCCGCCCCCTCGGGCATCAACCTACCCCCGGGCGGCGGTTTAGCGTCTCCCCGGGGCTGGGGGATTGAGCCGCAAGGCTACTTTGAGATGGTAATATTCAACTTGCCGGCAAAGTAGTAGCCGATTGCGAGAACGATTATCGACAGCAGGCCGCCGATCACCCAAGTCGCGCCCTTGACGAAGCTTACCTTGTGAGAAAGGTCGTCCAGCTTCGTTTCATGCTTCTCAGAATGCTTGAGCAGCGATTCGACCGAGGCGGTCAACTTGCCGATCTCAACCATCACAAATCGTATGTCCGACGTCGCATATAGGTCCCGCGGCGTGGTGTCCGGGAATGCCTGAGGCGTCGAATTGCGGTCAGCGGGCGGCTTAGCCAACGGTGTTCGCCCCCCAGTTGGATTTCAGCCACGTCCAAATTGCAGGATTGGCCCGCCCGAAATATGACCCAACCTCAACGACGATTGCCGATCCATTCGTGCCGTCAGTTACCTGCAGGCGATCGGACACGTCCTTCGCCGTGGGGCCAGCAGAAATCAGCCAGACACCGTTTCCGACGTCATAATGGTTAGGGAACAGGCCCTTAACCGCAGGCTCTAATCTGACCTGGTTGTCTCCAGGCTGGCGAATTACAGCAAAGATCGTCATCGGGAGAATCTCATTTGCGCTTACCTGTATCCTCCGGGGGTAAAGCGCAAGTGTACGTGGCCGTTCCGGCGAGCCGGCGATCGCGCGCCGCTCATGGTGCGCCTCTGCCACGTACCGCCGCCCGCAGAGCGGCGGCCAGATCCTCGGCGCGGGCGATGCGCCCTTCGACATCGGCATGCGATCGGGCTGGCTCGGCGAAGTCGAACGCCAGGTCGTGCACGTCACGGGCTATTCGCTCGAGGTGCATGGCAATGGCTCGACCCGGCATGGCAGAGAGCCTCTGAACGCAGCAAAGCTGATCGCGGATTTCAGGTAGCCGAAGGATTTCCGCCCGAGCGCTGGCCCTGGGCGGTTGGTGACGAGGGCGACTTTCCCAATGGGTGCCCGATGCGGGCCGTCGTATCCTACTTAACTCGTCAACCGTTCAGACGGTGGTGCCGGAACCCCCCGGCTGCGGCGCTGATACACCATCCGGAATCACAAGAAAAGTGGCGACCTGAACGCGCCCCAGCCACCCACCGAAATCGACCGTGGTGCTCTTCTCGTCGCTGTGGCGAACCATTCCGACCAGGCCCTGAAATCCGCCTGCCTGCGCCTTCACACGGGCGCCTACAGCTAGCGCCGAGGCGCTGGGCTTCGGGTCCCGCCGCCGCATGCGCGCCTCGACCTCGCGCAGCTGCTCGATTTCAGCATCGCGAATCATCGGGATCTCGCCGCGTCGCCGGAACACGCTGAATGGCGGAAACGGGCAAGGCTCCATTACCGAGGCACGCAGCAAGTCCAGGCCACTATCGCCGCGGGCAAACACGAACGTCGGGAGGATCGAAACTTCGCGCAGCACGCGCTTATGGCTGCGGGGCCGGCGAACGGACACTGTTCGCGCCGGCGCCCAGACCTCAAAGCCAGCTCCTGCCAGAGCCCGCGTCAATGACAGGGTTCGTCCCGCCGATGTGCGCAAGATGCACCAGCAGTCAGCCGGCTCCATCGTACGCACTTTCCCCAAATCCCCGCTCGTCACGTCACCACTCCTCAACCGGCGCGACCGATCGGCGCGCGTTTGTCACCATTGTCACCACTGTCACCAGCCTCTTGGCGACAAACCCCCAAACGCCTCCCAATCGAGAGAAATAGGGATACATTTCATTGGAAAGACAAAAGGATAGCCGCCCCACACCTCTTGTTGAGATGGAGTGAAAAGGGCCCGGCAATGATGAACTGTCACCAATGTGTCGCCAGCGACTGGTGACAGTCAGGGTGGCCTAGCTTTCGCGAAGGCTACCCAAATTGGCACCGCTGAGAGCAGCGGCTTCCCCTTACGAAAACGGTTATGCTGACCGTTTCCGCACGAGATCGTGATGCAATTGTCGTCGATGGCCTCGACCGGCCGCCCCCTAAGAAGAATCACGAGTCCATCATTGTCAAGCCGACGGGCTCTGGGGTCGGGATTGCAACCGAACAACTCGAGCTCGGACCAGCCATACCGGACCGCGTCGTCACCCCAATCGCGTGAGAAGCGAACCGCATCGAATAGCACTTCTTCCCAACGAGTGGTCGGCAGGAATGAGGGGGAGGGAGTGGCGTGGAGTGCGTCCAGACCATCTGCCCAAGGCCATTTGCCCGAAACCCTGGTGACAGTGGTGACAATGGTGACACTTTGCGCGCGATGCCGCTGAAACTGGCGGAAATCCGCGCCTTTTCCCCAATCTCCGAAGCCGTCGTCGCTGGTGACACTCTGGCGACAGTGTGGTGACACTGGCGCCGGCTGCGACGCCAGCGCCGGCGCAACCGGCGCCGAAGGCACGAAACGGCGGTATTCACCGACCGACGTGGACACGCCATGCCTCCTTGCAATGGGAACCGTCGATTACCGTTCCACCAGGGCACGAAGTGATGTGGTCGTTTCGAGCGAGGAATGCGCACAGGTCCCGGACCTCGTCGGCTTTCATCGTCTTTATTGGTCGCGGTGCCTGACGCTGGATATGACGCAGGCCCACCTCGGGATGCGGCCAATGATCGCGCAACCAGTCGGAAAGCGCCTGCGCGTTCCTGGTCATCGGATCATCGCCGGCGGCGTCCGACAACCGAATGGCCTCTTCGATATAGAAGCTCATTAGTTCGATGCCGTGGAGCATGTCTGAGCCGGTGATGGCCAGGTCGCGCAGACCGTGCTCGAAAACATGGATCACGGCGGCCAGGCGAGACGCGTGCTCTACGGCCTTGCCGGCGAAACCCCGGACGCGCTCAAGCGGGCCACCCTTTACCTGTTGAGCCTCGACGTGGTTGTAGAACTGCCAGAACAGGGCCTCGGCGTCTGGAGTGAACACCGCGACACGCCTGTTCGCGAGGCCAGCTGAGGGGTTCTCTGGGTCTACCGGCAACGCGCTGCGGATCATCCGTCCGAGCGATTCCTGATATTCGGCCAGGTCGTCGGCTACCCAATCGGGTTCAGCTTCACCGATGATCTTCAAGCGTGTGCCGGCCAAGGTCGAGGGCGCCGCGGCGAGCACGCGATTGATGAACCCCTGCCCGCGCATCTCCTCATCGCCGAACATCGTTTCGATGTAGGTCGGCTGAAACATCACATGGAACGAGAACGCGCGGTTCGGCAGGTATCGCAGGCCATCGCCCTTGGTCAGGGTCTTGATCGGCTGACCATCCCATAACTCGGAGTATGCGCTGATCGTCGCCGTGCGGTTCTCGTCCTGCATTGCCCAGCTACCCAGCCAGGATCCGCCTTCGTTCAGGAATAGACCTATCGATGGGCGGCCCTTCTCCAATGCCCAGATTACGCCCTGCGTGCTGCCAGGCGGCACGAGAACCATCGGCAGGAGCGGTTCGGCTGGGGGATCGCCGTGGCGCCGGACTTCCTCGGCGATGAACGAGGCGCCCTTGTCCTTGTGAACCTTGGCAATTTCATCTTTCGCGGATTTCCACACCGCGAACAGCGAGGAATGCACCAGCTTCTCGCGTTGGTATTCGGCACCGAGGTGCAGTTCGTAGTCGGAAATCGGTGCCATCGCGAGCTGATCGGCACTGGTCTTACGATCACCCGAGTCAGCGATAGTGGCCAGGAACAGCGAGCATGGTCGGCGCTGCTTCGTTGGCATCTCGACGACGACATGCCCCTGAACGGCGACCGCGACCGCGGCCAACACTGAATGCGCGGCGATAGCGTCCGGCAATTGCACTCTCTTGACGATCGCGCGGACCGCACGTGCCATGCGTTCGCCGAGTTGGTCGACGGGATAGGGTTGCGGTTCGCCGCGTTCGCCGCGCAGCGGGATAGGCTCGACCTTGACCGTCCCGGTCGATTTCATCGCCTCCTGGAATGCGCCGCTCATTTGCAAAGCGCCTTCAGCCAGTCGTTCCAGTCGTCATACTCTGGCGCTGGCCAGATATATTCCACCTCGAGGCCTGCCTCGCTGATCGCGAGCGCGGCCTTGTACACGGCGGTCCTGCCGGCCGTATTGTTCTGCCCGGCGATCACGACCTTGCGGACGACCGAGGGGAACTGGACCTGCGGCATCATGCTGGTGCCGAACGGCACCCACACCGGTATGCCCGAGCCCTCTTGCATGATCGAAGCGCCGTCCTCGGGACCTTCTGCGAGGATGATCGTTGGCGCTGGCGGCGCCAGCCGCAGCGCCGAGCCGCGGATCGTGCCAAGGCTGAGCTTGCAATCCTTCTTGCCGAGCGTGGGATCGTCGTTCTTGAAGAATATGCGCTGAATGCCGACCACGGCACCGGTCGCATCCTGGGCGCCGCAGATCACGGCCGGCCGCCTGCGCCCCCACTCGCCCGTTTCCTTGTCGCGCCTCGACGGAACCATGCCGAAGCGCACGAAGTCGCCGAGATCAATCGTGATGCCGCGCGCGCGCAGGTAGGCCTCTGCCGGCGTGCCCGCGATCGGCGCCGCTTCCTTGAAGAATCGCCGCGCGTCGGCTTCACGGGCGAGATCCTCAAGGCGGTCTTCGGCCTGGGCCTTCGCGCGCTCGACGGGTGTCCAGGTCGGCAGCTCGCCGTCTGCCAATCGGCGGTAGGCTTCGCGAAAGTCGCATCCCGCCTGGTCCATCACGAAGCGGATGACATCGCCGTGCCAACCGCATCCGAAACAGTGCCCGAACTCCTTTGCGTCGTTGACGGAGAAGCTCGGGGACTTCTCGGAGTGGAAAGGGCATAGGCCAAAATGCTCGCGGCCCGCTCGCTTGAGCTTGGTCGCGCGACCGACGACGCCAGACATCAGCACAGACGACTTGAGCTCGTCGACGCGGCGGCGGAAATCGTCGCTAGACGCGCGGCGGTGCCCGCCGGCACCGGAATGTTGGCGCGCGCCTCCCATTTCGGTCAGGCGGTTTCGGAAGTCTGTGCGGGCATCCAGACAATTGCTCGTCTGCCACTCACATTGAAGCGGCGTTCGCCGCTGTCGCGAACCTTGCCCAGACGGGATAGTTCCGTCAGGCGCGGTCGGATCGATAGGATCGAAAGCCCGAGGCGGCCGGCGACCTCGTCGGCGGTCAAGCCGTTGGATCGCTCAAGTACGCCGAGCGCGCGGGTTCGGAGTAGCGGCGCAGTTTCGGCCATGACATCGGCAGCCTCGCGCGATGTCTCGCGGTCCTGCGCGCCGGGGCGGTCGGGGTACGGGGATGCGTCGGTCATGCGGCTGGATCCAGGTCAGACCCATCGCATAGGAACAGGTCTTGAAAGTCGCGCCACAAGCGGAGCACCTCGACCGACATTTGCATCCGGCGCAGGCGATCAGCTACGTTATCGGTCACGGGATCGACGGCGGCGTACACACGCTGCAGACGCAGCGCCGCGGCGTCATATTCGGCCCAGGCGATTTGGACCGGGGATGTTTCGATCAGCCGGATCATGCTGCATATACCTTGTCGACGAAGGTTCCCGGCCGACCCTTGACGATCGTCGAGTTGACCCAGGTCACGCGCTCGGCGCTCAGGCGCCGAATGTGGCCGCGCCGCAGGTGAGTGCGCGGGCTGCCGTGACCGCCGCCTCCGACACCTGGCAGGTCGCCGCCGCCGAA